ATCAAGTGTCCCAAGTTCAGGCAGGTCAGGCAGTTCTGCTGTCGGGTTGTTGTTTATTAACTCACATCTGAACTCTTTAAGTAAGTCAATATCATAAATATTTTTGTAGGTTTTTCTCACGTCTTGGTGTACTTTACGTGCGTTACAAGCGTGGGATATGAAGCAGTCGTGAACAAACCCCATGTCGTACGTCATTTGGTACGCTAGTGTGTGTACTACTGTTGCATCCAATCCATGTATAAAGTTAGCAGTGATACAGTTCTTCTGTTCTCGTGGGTCGATGTCATCCAGTGCTTTAGCGTACTCAATCCTTGTCTTGATGTTATCTATAATTGTCTTTGCTATCAGAGTTTTGTATTTGGTCATCTTCTGTATCACTTTAAAACCAAACGGTGTTGTCCACTTAATCTCTGTGTTACCCATACCTCCTGCACAAGCACGTAAGAATTTATGTACACGGTCAACAGACACTAACACCTCACGAGCTACTGTATTAAACTGTTCAGCTAAGTAATTGATAGCGTCTATCTGTTCTCCGTCTCTGAATGGGTGGTTGTCTCCGATCTCGTGCAAAAACTTTTGTAACACATGGAAGTACGACTGACCGTATGGCTTGTTCATTATAGCTAACTTAGCCAGCTTCCTTGTAACACCGTGCTTAAACCACTGTGACGCTATGTAACTCTCCTTGCTCTTGTCCTTCAATCGTTCGTACACAATGTCAGCTACCCACTGGTACATATCACCGGGTGGTTGGTCAGGTATTAAGTTGCAGTGCTTGGCTAGTCCTTCATCACGTAACAACAAGTGAAGTATCTGCATACCATTATTACTACAATCCATACGGACTGGAAAGTGTGACACATATCCGTATCCTTCGTCGTTGAACTTCTTGAACTCGTAACAAAAAGCTAAGAATCCAAACGGTTCACTAGCTTCCTGCCACCAGTCGTTCTCGTAAGGGTCTTCTGCTGTCTCTAGTAGCCAACCTTCGTGTTTCTTTATCCACTCCAGTCGTTCTTCTATACTACCCTTGACTCCCCAACAATTAGCACCGTGTATCAGAAGTCTTTCTAGATCGTCTTCGTCTACTATCTGTTGTCCGTTCTTAAATAACAACAATCCTTTAGCTAAGTCAGTACCCTGCGGGTGCAGATAAGCTGGCATATAGTACAAACGACCACGATAATCAATACGACTAGGAAAGTACACACTGTCCCACTCCTTATACTTGTTAGCGAGATGCAGTAACTTCATGTGTACCAAGCGTTTAGATCGGTTGCTCTCGTTGATTCGTCGTATCTTATTCTGCTTAAACTTCCACGCACGTAGTTCGTGTGGTCGCTCTAATCCGTTCTCAAGGTACGGTTGCAAAGGTACTTCTGTGTAGTCCATCAGCTTCCCTGTGTCCCACATATGCTGTGCCACTTCCAACACCTTCTCATTGATACACCAAGGTACGCTTTGCACATTATTCACGGACACGTAAGTCTTTTCTAACTCAGCTTGTGTGTATGTGCCTTTAACTGGCTTATTCATTACAAACGAATCGTCAAACGTCTCGTATCCTCCGTTGTAGTAGTCCGTCCAATCGTTCGGTTTGTGCGGTAAAGCCATGCGTATCGGATCAGCTACCTCTTTCCAGTGGTCAAACCGTCTTGTCCAATCTTTAAACTCAGCACTTAGGTGGATCACTCGTAGTTGTTTCTTACCGTTTCGTTCCATTCGTACTTCAAACAATCCAGTGTGCTTAACTATCTCACCTAACAACCACGCACCCAACGCTATCTTGTGTCGTCGTTCCCACAGTTCAAACCTTCGGTTATTCTTTTCAGCTTGGTAAAACTTCATACGCTTACCCTTCACACTCTTTGTGTGCTTGATGTCGTACAATCTGTTCTTTGCTATCGTCTCTTCTGCTACTCGTTGTCTTAGTATATTCTCAAACTCTTTCCCTACATTGAACGAAAGACGAGTGTACGCATTGCAAGTAGGTATGTAGTCTAGTGCGGTCTTCAAGGCTACATGAGCTATTATCTGTGGATGCAGGTCAGCTATAAAACACAACCATATCGGCATAGATACACCGTCCTTGTTAAAGCGTTCCATGAAATCTTCTATCGGTTGTGCCAGTTCAGGAGCTACCTTTGAAAGGATACGCTTACTGCTGGCTAACTCACTACCTCTCTCACTCTCACGGTAGAACTGTTGGAACTGTCGGTATGTTGTCCGTCCCCAGTCCTTCATCTCTTTTTCGATACTCATTTAGTTATACGATCACGTACCTCTTCGTCCATGTAACAAAACCACGTCGGAGGTTGTACTCTTTGCTTGTTACTTCGGACGACCTTGAGGTTCTTGTCGTATGTCAACTCAGTGTTACTCCAAAAGTATCTGTAACCTGCATCAACAAGCTTACCAATAGAACCGTCTCCGTCTAGCTCTTCCAGTATTTCGTCAAGGTCGTCGTCGTCCATCATCAGTTGTAATTGTAGCGACTGTCTTCTCTGTAAGCGTGTTCGTACAGGTCAACCTCTATGTCTTCAACATCTACGATCTCTATCTCAAGATGCGGATACAGGTTCTCTTTACGCTTTTGCATAGTCTGATTAAATTCCTCAACGGTCTTAAAGTATGTAGTGGTAGTGGTCTTAGACTCGTTCGGTTTCTCGTTGTGAATGTATGTTATCTTTTTTCTCGGTGCTGGCATCTTAATTTAATCCTATGGTTTTGTAGTTATTAATCATCAAAGTCAACACTATTGACCAGTGAATCTTATTCTTTTTGCTGTTGTTTTCAGAAGCCCACATCGGTTGTAGATTTTGGTAGTTGAAGCAGATTTTTTGATGACTTGGTTTACTCAGATCGAATATGTAATCACCAGTTAACGGATGTCTAGCTTTGCACGGAATGATGTGATCGATCTGCCATTCTCCAAAGTTATCCCATGTCATCCCTTCTTTAAACTTCGATTGAATATGATTACGGACGGTTACATCATCCGATCCCAACAACTCATCTACATCCCAGTGTCTATCTAATCTTGGTATTAATTTCCCATAACGAGTACGAGTTACCGCTAAAAACAAATTGTTCTTGCGGAATCTTCTGTTATTTCTTCGGCTTCTCTCTCGGTATTCAGGAGTTGATCGATATGCTTTACATTTACCATTCTCCCTTCTTTTCTTTTTAGTTTTCTCGTTTGTGATTTTAACTCTATGTGGATGCCTTTTTCTATAACGAGCTACATTTTCCCTAGATAATTCAGGATTATTTAACTTCCATTGTCGGTCTACTTCTCTCCTAGATTGATGCTGTTCTAATGTTCCCCACTTCTGCTTGTTTGGGCGGTCATTCTTTATGCGTATTAAAACTAAACCTTTAACTTTTGGGTGAGGTTGACCTCTGTCGTTTGTTTTTAATTCTACCTGTAAAGCAGTTTGATTAAGTTTACCTCTGTTTTTCTTTTCTTGAATTAGGTACTTCTTAGGTATCTTCATAACCGCACCTCGTCCCTATCTACGGACACGTACAAGTCATGTCGTTCGTTGTTTACCTTGTCAAGAAGCTTCTGTAGCTCTAGATACAACGGAAAAAATCGGTTATCTGGGTCGATACAATCCCCTCCCATCTCATTCTGATGGATGTAAAACATAAGTTCTTCTATCATTATCTCTGGTGTTAAATTAGTCTTCATAATATAAAAAGGATACGATTATTACTACGATCAAAACTATGGTCAGGTAAGTAGTGATTGTCATTATGTTAATAACTCCTCCTCTATTTCTTTTGTCCATTGCTTCACTTCCCAGTCGATCTCTTTTAAAGATTCAATCTTTTCGTCCGCGTAATGGATGTTAGCGTGGTGTCGGTTAAACTCTTTACCTACGGACACTAATGTACGACCACGTAAAGCGTAGTACATACTTAATTGGCGAGCCATTACTGGCATCTTGTGTCGGTTACGGCTCATTATATCGTCAATGGATACTTTAAGAGTCTTGGCTACGGTCTCTTTTATTTTCTTCAGTGGGATTTTCTTCATTTGTGTTTGGTTTTATAGGGTTGTTAGTGGACTGCCTTATACAGCCTTCAATGGTTGAATAGTTAAAGGTATGTTCGTGGTAAGTTGTGTGAGGTCTTAAAGACGCAAGGCACTGCAAGCAAATGTCGCCTTCACGGTCTCGTAAGTGCAGAGTCAATCCGCAGTGTTTGCAAAGCTTATTGTTCGTCATCCTCTATCTGTATATCCTCTATGTCTCGATCAGATATAGGCACATTTCTACGCCACCTCTGAACGACACGCTCTCTAGTAGAATCGTCAAAGTAATATACATAGTCTCCTATAGTTACATATAAAGAGCCATTGCTTGGTTGGTGTATTTTCATATATCGGTTTTATTTATTAGGATAGTTACAAACTGGACAAGGTCCGTGCAATGGTTCAGGACAGCAAGTCTTACGCTTGCAAACGGTTGAACATCCAACGGTAAAGAGTAGTAATAGTATTAGTAATTTATTCATCGAGTAATTGTTTAAGGTGAGTACTAACAAAAAAGTTTGGTGCTTTATCGGGTATCATTTGAACATTTAAATACCACTGCCAAAAGCTTTCAGAATCGGTTACAAAATCAGGAATATCTAATTCAACATCATTCTCTAAACACCATTCTTTAATGGTAGGTAAGATATTTACATTACGATTAGCAAAGACATAGATGTCGTCTTCCATGCCGTGCTCTCGTATAGTTAAAACAAGGATTGGTTTCATGAGTACAGTTCCTTTAACAGTACATAATCAGCAAGATCAATAAGCTTGTCCTTTTCTTTTCCACTCAGACTTTCAGCAAGATCATAAAGCTTGGAAGATATAGTCTTACTGATAATTTTATAGAGATGAATATGGTCTATCGGTTCGGTTTTCATATCGGTTTTTCTTTCTATTTCTCTAATTCGGTTTCTACTAGGTTTACAAATGTATCACGGTATTCCATCAAATAGTTTTTCATTACATCGTAGGCTGTGCTTTTAAATCCGTTTTCTTTTCTCTCTTTCTGAATACTATCGAATTTATCAGTGCAATCTTGCAACCAGTCGTTTTCATGTAAAAAGCTTTTAATGCGTTCGTTAATCTTTGCAATGGGCGTATCTTGTTTGAAGATAGTTACAATTTCATCGATGTTATTATTAACAATAAGTAAGTATTTTAATTTCATAATGATTCGATAATGTCGGTGATGATGTATTTAGGGTTAACGATAGATTCCGCTTGGCTATAAGCTTTTTCGCTATCGGTAGATGTTAAGGTAAAGGTTTTTGTAACAATACCGCATTGAATAATAATTTTGTAGGTTTTCATATCGGTTTTCTTTCGTTGTGATTAATCGGAGGAAATTGCAAACCAGCAAAGTAACAACCAGCTTGCCAGTGCTAAGATCGGGCTGCAAAGTGCAATCCAAAATAAGTTTTTAGACGGTGGCATATGGCGGTCTAGACTATCGTCTTGTGAGATAGCATATCGTTTTAATCGTTCGTCCATTGTCTTTTCTTTCATGCTCATGTTATGCTAATACCTCGCTTTCTTGTTCATTGTACTTTTCAAGCGTTGCTGTCTTTAAGATATAAAAGGCGTAATGCAAAATAATATCGTTTAAACTTGTAGCTTCATCGTATCGGAAAAGCTCTTTGACTTCCATTTCTACCGCATCAAATAGATTAAACCGTGCTCCGTTGTTATCCATATCGAAACGAACAAAGTTGACCAATTGCCAAGCTCTATAGTATTCAAATGAATAATTGCAGTTGCCACATATTTCAACGATTGCTGAATAATAGTCGAATGAATCGTCAAGGTTATAGTCTTTAACAGATTCAACAAGTGAATCTATTAGTGAATCGAATTCGTTTTGGTTCATAATGTTATTAATAGTTGCGAGCAATTGCTCTAGGTTTTCACTACTATCTAAACTAAATGAGAAGCATTACGATAACAAAATGTTGAAAGTTGAATTGTATAAGTTGCGATAATAGCAAAGATTATAACGACTAATGACTTCCAATATTGGTAAGCTATTCCAAATGTGGAAAAGGTCGACGCTCGAAGCGATAAAAATCCAAATGCAAACAACCGAACCAACACCAAACCGTTGACGCCATCCAACCGCCTTATCTGTTCATTTGCGTTGCCAATTTAACCCCTAACAAACCGTTGATCTAATTAGACATAACACCAGTTGTACGAATTTGTATAGTTTTTACCCACCTACCTACAGAAAAAAGCTAGGGGTACCAAGGGGTAAACAACGACCGCGTATATAGCGTAACTCGTTCAGATTTTTTCAACCAATTTTACAACACTTTGCTAACATCTCTTCTTAAAAGCTTGGGCTGATAAAGTTGTCCTCGTCATCGTCATCTAACACCTGTCCGTCATCATCCATTGTAAACAGTATCTCAGCGTCCGTTAGAACCGTCAGTTTAGCGAACTCTAAAGCTCCAACAATCGTCTGATCGTTTAAGTCGAACTCTTGCTGGTATCGTCGTATTAGATTATCCAGATCGAACATAAAGGAGTCCGTTTGGTCGTTATTGTTCATCGCTTCGCTCTTCCAAACGCATTAAAAATGCTGGTGTTAGTCATAGTACTTTACACTATATAACAACTACGTTAGTTAGTAAAGAATCATATGAAAAGTAACACGTGACATTATGACTCGTATTTTTATTCATTGATATATAACGACTTATAACTCTAGTATTGACAGGTTGACTACCCTTGGTATAATACATCTAACTGTTACTATAAACAGTTCTCCATTAACTTCGTCAAGACTACGACAACAACGATCGTTATAAATGTCGTCGTTATAATCAGTTATTGAAAAAGCTCATACTTCGTTCTTTCGCTTTTTACTTTTAACTAACATCTATATAAACGTCTAATAAAAAGTTTTTAAGGATAGGTGTGTCTATATAAATAGACTATTACTAATTACTACTACTGTAATAAACCTGTATTTAAACTAACTACGACATCACATTATATATAATCTATATAAAAGATTTGTTATCTAAGTAGGAGGAGTGAAACGACGACTACGTCCAAAGCATCGCTTTAGAACCACCATTACTACGTTTATAAAAGCTATCAGTAAACTTTGTTAACTCTTGTTGTAGTAGTTCTTGTTTCCTATCAGATATGTTTCTATCAGCATCAGCAGCCATTTGTTCTATCCAGTAAGCAACAGCAATAGCTAAAGCATCTAATCTATCATCCTTTAACAGACTACCACGTTCTCTTGTTATTCGTGATAGTTGATACATTAATTGATAGGAAGCTTGTTTCTCAGTGGGATAAGCCATAGCTGAGTTATAGTCGTTAGTTATTACTCTAGGGTCTACAACAAGCTTATGACTGTTAAGCACAGGTTCAAGGGTATCTATGATCCTAAGTTCTTTTTGTTTACTGTGACGTACTTCCTCTAGTGTTACCGGGTACGTAGTACGAAACAAAGGTTTAATCAGTTCAGAAAAGATACCGTCACCAAAGTTACTCTCTACTACGACTTTGTTAACCTTGTTACGTTTTGCTACATCAACCAGTTCCTTTAGTGTTTGTTCACCGTATCCACCACGTAGACCGCCAGCTTCAGGTACATACAGATAACCGTTAAGCATCTTTACCACAGCGTACCCTGTTTCATCAACACCACGACCACTAGGGTCAATAGACATAACACTACCACTGTACGGTACATTCTCTCCAATAACCTTACTAGGGCGTTTGTACCTGTCACCGTTAAAGCCTACATTAGGCAGCGTCCTGTCGGCTTTCTCAGGGTCACTAGACCACAGTATCTTTTCAGGAGCTGTATCAACGTCTACGTCGTAAAGGACTAGATCGTTAATCTTTAATGGGAATCTGTCTTGGTCAGATAGTCGTGGGTTGAGTAAGAACTGCAAAGAGTAACCACTACGACCATAACTTAGCTTACGTTCGTCTAAGTCCATATCAGTGAACCGTAGTGGTTCTGTAGTCTTACCTATGTTGTCCTCAGTGGTGTTTTCTGTTATAAAGGGTGCTAGAGAGTCTCCATAGATGTTTGTTACCGTAGAAGGGTCAGGATACTCAGAGGGCATGATAAACGCCTTGTAGCCCCTCTCCTGAAGCTTCTGATAAATACTCTCTTCTGTTTGAGGAGTACCAAGGAATACGATCTTTGAAGTGTCCAGTGGTTTAATGATAGCATCTGTTTCCTTTACGGCTTCCGATAGCTTGTCTCTCATACCCTGTGTAGCGGAGTTGTTAACGACTTCTATATCGTCCAGTACTATCAGATCAGCACGACTACCTGTTAACTGTGATGTTATACCGAGAGACTTGACGGATGGTGCGTGTGACGCAGGGGCTGGACCAACATCAAAAGACACCTTACTGAACCGTTGGTCTTCCGTTGGTTTTAGTTGGTGCAGTACTGGTATATCATTAATAAGACGCTGACAAAATGTACTAAACTCATCAGCACGAACCTTAGATGCAGATACAACAAGTATGTTCTTAGAGGGGTCCATCAGCAGTTCCCACACTACATAAGCACTTGTTATCCAAGACTTACCGCACCCACGAAACGCCATGACAATACTACGCTTCGGACCGTATTGTAAGTGGTCACATATAGCGTACTGTAGCGGTGTTGGATCAGGCAGGTTTAAGTGCCTCCATACCAAACAGACAAAGTTCTTAAAGTTCTTTAACTGTGGTGGTACGTTAAGCTCCGGCTGCTTGTTGCTCTTCCTCATTCTCGGTGAAAGGTAAGGCTTCAAATTCTTTTGCTAGGTCATTAACAGGAGTACCATTACGATTATCAACAGTT